GTGGTTACGATAGACGAAGATTTAATAATTCTCGGAGCTAAACAAGAATTAGCGAGGCGTTCTTTTTTCCGTTATTGCCAATTAAAGGCGCCGGACTTCTATAAGATCGAGCGGAAATACATCAAAGAATTATGCGATAGATTAGAAGCATTTATTAAATCGGATAAGAAAGTCTTAATTATTAGTATGCCACCACGTACAGGAAAATCCCGTACGGCCTCCCTTTTTGTCGAGTGGTACTTAGGTAAGGATCCGACGCAAAAGATAATGACGGGCTCCTATAATGAGACCTTATCCACTAAATTCGCTAAATCTGTTCGCAATTCTATTCAAGAAGTAAAAGCTTCTCCTTATATAACAGTATATAACGATATATTCCCCGGTACCCGTATTAAACAAGGCGATGCAGCTATGAATATGTGGTCTTTAGAAGGACAATATGCATCGTATCTAGCTACGTCTCCTTCAGGTACGGCCACCGGTTTCGGTTGTTCACTCATGATAATAGACGACGTTATTAAAAACGCTGAAGAAGCGAATAACGAAACTAAAAAAGAAGCTCTTTATTCATGGTTCACCGATACTATGCTTTCTCGTGTCGAAGAAGGCGGCAAAATTATTATTATTATGACTCGTTGGGCTTCTAATGATTTAGCCGGTAAATGTATTGAATACTATGGCGACGAAGCTGAAGTTATTACGATGAAGGCTCAACTACCTAATGGTGAAATGTTATGCGACGAAGTATTATCTCTCGAGTCTTTCCTTGAGAAACAGAAACAAATTTCGCCCGAGATATTCCAAGCTAACTATCAACAAGAGCCTATCGATTTAAAAGGTCGTTTATATACGTCGCTCAAGACATACGATACCCTACCCGAATTCGACGAAATTAAATCTTACACAGATACAGCCGATACAGGGCAAGACTATTTATGCTCTATTATCTACGGCACAAAAGATAAAGAAGCTTACATTCTGGACGTTATATATACAAAAGAACCTATGGAAATAACCGAGCCTTTAGTAGCTAGACATTTATACGAGCATAAAGTGAATAAGGCCGATATCGAGTCTAATAACGGTGGTCGAGGCTTCTCAAGACAAATCGATACTATTTTAAAAACAAAATATAAGACTAATCATACAGTCATACACGCATTTCATCAGTCTAAAAATAAACAGGCAAGAATATTATCTAACGCAACATGGATTATGGAACACGTATATTTCCCCTTAAACTGGCATACAAAATATCCGGAGTTCTATAAAGCATTAACTACCTATCAAAGAGAGGGTAAAAATGCCCATGACGATGCGCCCGATGCTTTAACCGGCGTCGCTGAAACGATTAATATTCAAAGACCTGTATTCTCATTCACTTAAACGAAAGGTATTCCATGAGCCTAACCGAACAATGGAATAGTATCGTACGTAATAATGCGGGATTAACAGAAATAGAGTTCGTAAAGGCCGAGTTCGAGGCTTTCCTTTATTCACAAAAACGTTCAACTATCATTCAATCTCGTAAGTACTACGAAGGAAAACATAATACTCCTAAGCATCTAATACCAGATGAAAACGGTAATGCTACAGATGCTACCGGCACTATTCCTAATCATAAAATTATTAATAATTTATTTGATGATTTAGTCGATCAAAAGACTAATTATCTATTATCTAAACCGCTCGACGTTAAATGTAACGAAGACGTATCAGAATACTTTAATAAATCTTTTCAACGTAAATTAAAAAATCTCGGTAAGGATGCGTATATCGGTACTATTGCTTATTTACATCCATATATCGATGAACACGGTAATTTTAAATTAAAGCGCATGAGACCGGAATACGTAATTCCTTTCTGGCACGATGAAGAACACGAGTCGCTCGATGCTTTTATTTACTTTTACGAATTCACCGAATATACAAATACGAATACTAAGGAACGATATTATAAGGTCGAATACTATAAACCGGAAGGCGTTACGTACTATGTGTACCGTAATAATTCCTTATATCTCGATCCGCAAAAATCTTCTATGTCGTATATTTCGATGAATAACAGATATTACAACTGGCAGAACGTACCCCTAGTATGGTTTAGATGCTCCTCCGAGGAAGTACCGCTTCTATCTAAAGTTAAACCTTTACAAGATGCATTAAATCAAATGCTATCTAATTTCGCTAACGTGATGTCTCAAGACGTGCATAATACGATCCTCGTTATTAAAGGTTATGACGGCGAAAACTTAGCTAAGTTTCGTAGTGAATTAGCTAAATACGGAGCCTTAAAGATTACGTCTTCTCCAGAATTCGAAGCCGGAGTCGAAGCTCTTAATATCGAAGTAAATGCCGAGAATTACGAGATCATTATTAAGCTTTTAGAACGAGCTATTATTACGAATGGTCGAGGCTTCGATGCTAAAGATGATCGTATGTCTAACAATCCTAACCAGATGAACATTAACTCGATGTACTCGGATATCGATCTCGATGCGAATGAAATGGAAACAGAATTTCAGGCCTCTCTTGAACATTTACTCACTTTTATCAATGCCTATAATTCTCTAACTAATAGACCTTTATTAAACGATGTAACCTTTATCTTTAATAGAGACCTTCCTTTAAATCAATCTGAAATTATCGAAGCTTGTAAAAATTCTAGCGGTATTATTTCAGACGAAACTATTATCGCTAATCATCCGTGGACGCTCGATACTCAAGAAGAGTTAGCAAGAGTTAAGAAAGAACGTAATGAGGTACTAAACGATGACGTACTGGGAAGAACGCTTTCTTAATTTAAAAGAGCGTGGATTAAACACAGCTAACGAAACATACGAAGAATTAACTTCGATCTATGCGTACTCCCTCGAGAAATACGAAAACCAGATAGCCGGTTTCATTCAACGATACGCAAATAATAATCAAATAAACCTTGCCGATGCTCGTAAGCAGTTATCGGCGAGAGAGTTAAAAGCGTTTAAATTAACGTTACAACAATACGTTAAGTTAGCGCAACAAAAAGATCTATCCCCTAAACAAATACGACTTCTTGAAAATGCCTCCGTAAGAGCCAGATTAACACGCCTAGAAGAACTATGGATACATACCTCACAATTCGTCGAATTATTAGCAGCACAACAGCATACAAATATAAACGATGCACTCAATAAAGTATTTACATCGACGTACTACGAGGCCGCATATATCACGCAACAACTACAAGGGCAATATCAAACATTTAGGCAAGTACCTAAGAAGGCTATTCAAGAAGCTATTAATATGCCGTGGTTAGAATCTAACTTTTCCCAACGTATATGGGATAGAAGAGATCAGCTTATTCTCAAGCTACAACAAGAAATAACACGAGCATTTATCTCGTCAGAACCGACAGAACGTATTACAGAGCGTATAGCCGAGTCATTCGATACGGACTTATATCAAACTAGACGTTTAGTCGAAACAGAAGTCGCTTATGTACAAGAATTAGCGTTAAATCAAACATTTAAAGAATTAAACGTGGATAAGTACCAGATATTAGCGACGCTAGATACTCATACATCGTCAGTATGTCGCCATCTCGATAAGAAGATTATAGATCGTAAAGACTTTAAACCGGGCGTTACGGCTCCTCCGTTTCATCCGCATTGCCGCTCGACTATGATCCCGTATGTCGGCGAATTAATGGGCCGATCAGCTCGTATCGATGGCAAATCACAATATATTGACGATATGACATATGAAGAATGGCATAAGGAATACGTTAAGTAGTCTCCTTATCCACCCCTTGTCTTTTTTAATCGTTACAGACGATAAAGAATAACGCATTAAAATCCTTTAAATAAGTGAGAGATGTTACTCTCGTAAATAAAACGAATTCATTAATAGGAGAATACTAACAATGACTAAAGAAGAATTACTTGCATTAAATTTAACTGAAGAACAAGCTACAGCAATTATCGAAGACTACGGTAAGAACTACGTATCTAAGTCTCAGTTCAATGAGAAAAACGAAAAATATAAGCAAGCTAAGCAAGAACTAGAAACTACACGTAGCGAATATAGCAAATTAGCAGAATCTGAAACAGCTAACGAAACGTTGAAAGCGCAGATTAAAGAATTACAAGATAAAGCGGCTGAACGTGATAGTCAGTATGCACAAAAGATTAGAGATATGCAAGTAGATAATGGCATTAATTCCGCCATTCTTCAATGTGGTGTTAAGAATCCGAAAATCTTAACGTCTTTACTTAATAAAGAGGCTATTACTCTAAACGAAGACGGATCTATTTCGGGATTACAAGAGCAAATCGAGGCGCTCAAGCAATCAGATTCTTATTTATTCACCTCCGATACTCCTAAAGGTGTAGTACCGGGAGAAACTAATACTCAACATACAGGATTAACTAAAGAAGAGTTCAATAAGTTGAATTACGAACAAATGAACGCTATCTACGAAGAAAATCCAGATCTATTTAATGAATTATCTAACTAAGGAGACCATTAATAATGGCTAATGAAACAAAATTAACTAACATGGTAAACCCTCAAGTATTGGGCGCCATGATCTCAGCTCGATTACCTAAAGCAATTAAATTCACTCAAATCGCAAAAGTAGATAACACTTTGGTCGGTGTACCGGGTTCTGAAATTACACTTCCTTCTTTTAATTACATCGGCGCAGCTGAAGACGTAGCAGAAGGTGCAGCAGTAACTCCATCCGTTATGACTACTTCTACTAAAAAAGCTGCTATTAAAAAAGCAGTTAAAGCCGTAGACTTGACAGACGAAGCTAAACTATCTGGTTATGGCGATCCTGTAGCTCAACGTGCAGCTCAATTAGCTAAATCTATTGCTGATAAAGTGGATAACGATATCCTTGCTGCTTTAAGTGGTGCTACTTTGACAGCTACTAACGCTAATAAAATTTCTTATGAAGGTATCATGGACGCTATCGACAAATTGGCTGAAGAAGATGCTCAAGATAAAGTTATCTTCATCGCTCCTTCCCAATTAACAGCACTTCGTAAAGAAGATAAATTCTACGACAAAAGCAAATATGGTAACGACGTAATCATGACTGGCGAAGTAGGTATGGTCGGTGGTTGCCGTGTAGTCGTATCTAAGAAAATCAGCGATGCCGGCGCTACTATCGATAACTACATCGTATGCGTAAATGCTGACGAAGAAGAATTGCCAGCAGTATCCTTATTCATGAAACGTGATATTCAAGCCGGTGTTCAACCAGACTTATTGTCCGGTAAAGAAGTAATGGTAGCTAATAAACATTACGCAGTAGCATTGACTAACGAATCCAAAGTAGTAAAAGCAACTTTCAAAAAATAAGGTCTAAATAATGGATAACGTAAAAGAACTAATTCGTATGGCTACGCATTTTAATGTAACGGCCGAATATGATGGCGTTCTTCGTTATATCTATGAGTCCGAGGAACAATATTTAATGAATATATTAAATAGAAGTGATGTTCCGGACGAATTACAGTACCTTCTCGAGAAAAGAGTCGCAGCTCGATTTATTCAAGCTAATAAAGATCGTATCCTTAGCGCCGAAGATCTTAATCCGATCAAGAAGCTAAAAGAAGGAGATACCGAGATCGAATTTAGTACGGATAAGGCGGCTGCACTCGATTCTCTTATTCACTTATGGCTAACTTTGAACGGAGATATAGCATGTTATCGTCAATTAAAATGGTAGCTCGTAAACATTATGAACGCCTATATACCGATACTTGTATTATCAAGGAACAAAGAAAAGCTATTAAAGATCCTAAAACCGGGATTATAACAAACGGAGAAATCGAATCTATTAGTTATCCATGCCGTATATCATTTAAAACTATTTCCTCTAACGATATAGTAAATAAGTTGCCGGCATCCTCTCAAGTAATCACTTTATTCACTTCTCCAGATATATATATTAAACCCGGTTCCGATATTGAAGTAGTAAGACAAGGTAGAACGTTTAATTACACCGCAGCTTCTCAAACAGCTTTATACGATACACATCAAGAAATAGAGTTAAAGCTAAGGAGTAAGCATAATGGCTAAGATTACGTTCGATCTTTCTGGCTTTAAAGAATTAGAAAAGCGAACAGATGTTCTAAAGAAAAACCAGAAGGAATTATCTACTAAGATTACAGACGATTTATCCAAAGTTTATCTAGCTACGGCTATAGCAGCGACTCCGGTCGGTGAAGTACAAATTTCGCCCGATGGGAAATATCGCAATATGTCGGAACACATGAGAAGATCGTGGGAGGCTGAAAGGCTTAATCGTAATACGGTTAAAGTAACGAATTCGGCTTCCTATGCATCGTATGTTAACGACGGCCATAGACAAACTCCGGGAAGGTTCGTTCCTGTTCTAGGCAAGAGACTAACCAAATCGTTTGTTAAGGGTCTACATATGCAAGAGAAGGCTGAAGCGGCTACTAGAAAAGCTTCACAAAATATAATGAAAAACGCCCTCGATGAATTCTTAGAGGGATGGGATAAATGATTTACATTAACGACGTTATAGAAGGCATAGCGACAGTCCTTAATAAAGAATATAACTATTCGATATATGTTGATGAAATTAAATCCGATGCTGAATTCCCTTGCTTCGTAATCGAGACCTTGAGTACTGATCATACTCATTTAGTAGGGGATCGATACGAGCGCCGTCATGACTTCGATATTATGTTGTTTGTTAAAGATGACGATTATATCGAAGATCATAGAAAGCAAATTAATCCGATTGTAGAACAACTCTATTTCGATTTAGAATATATCACTCTAAGCGATAATTCCCTATTACAAGGCGAAGATATGAGTTATCGGATTACGGACGGTATTTTGCATTTTAAAGTATCGTATACATATCATATTAGGAAAGTTCATAAAGAGGACCCTATGCAGTCCTTAACGCAAAAACAAGAGGTTACACATGGCTAAAACTAACGAAGAAGTAACGAGCGAAGTAAGCGTAGAAAACGTTCCTACTTTCGATCCAGAAACGATTATTACTTCCGATAGATTCTCTCGTTATGCCGATATGCTCGGTGCAGTACTCGAAAATCGTGAATACTCCGTCGAAGAAGTCGAAAAGCTTCTCGATAGAACATTAAGTACTCCGATTGTCGAAGTATATAACGACTAATTACATATATTTAATTAATACATAAGGAGGCCTATACATGGCTCAAGGTGGCGGTTACTGGTTATTCCAAAATAAGGTATTACCGGGCGTTTACATCAATTTCGTATCTAAATTGAAAGCATTTGCCGAAGTCGTAGATCGTGGATATACTACTATGGCTTTGTCTCTCGATTGGGGCGAAACTAACGCTATCGTACGTGTAGAACAAGAAGAATTTCAGAAGGATTCTCTTCGTATCTTCGGTTACGATTATGCTCATCCTAAAATGAAAGGTTTACGAGACCTTTTCTTAAATGCTAAAACATTATATTTATATCGTTTGAATTCCGATGCCGTTAAAGCTCAATCTACTGTAGCGACTGCTAAATTTGGCGGTGTGCGTGGTAACGATATCGCTGTAGCTATTAGCGCCGATATTAACGCATCCGATAAATTCACAGTAACGACTTATGTCAAAACTGACGACGTAGTTAAAAAAGTAGATGAACAATCCGGTTTATCCACTCCTAAAGACTTAAAAGATAACGATTATGTAGTATTTACTAAAGGTGAAAGCTTTACGGCTCAAGCTGCTAAATATCTTACTGGTGGTACTAACGGTACTCAAATTCAAGCATCTGATTATCAAAAGTATATCGAATTAATCGAGCCTTACTATTTCAATGTATTGGGTTATGCCGGTAGCGATCAAACAATTCAAAATTTATTCATTGCGTTCGCTAAACGTGCTCGTGAAACTACAGGTCAAAAATTCCAAGTCGTATTATATAACCGTGATAAAGCTAACTACGAAGGCGTTATCTCTTTAGCTAATAAAGTAAGCGACTCCGGAGCTGAACCGGGTTCCGGCGTTTATTGGTTAACTGGTGTTGAAGCGGCTTGCCTTATTAATCAATCTTTAACTAATAAAGCATACGACGGCGAATTTAGCTTTAATGTTCAATATAAGCAATATGAACTTGAACAATTCGTTAAAGGCGGTCAGTTAGTACTCCATAACGTAGCGGACTCCGCTTCTGGTAACGTTAAAGGCGGTACTCGCATTCTTAGCGACGTTAACTCCTTTACCGAATTCTCTAAAGATCGTACTAAAGACTTTGCATCTAACCAAGTTATTCGTGTACTCGATAACTCCGCATACGATGTAGCTCGTTTATTTAGTAACTATTACCTAGGTAAAACTCCTAACGATCAAGACGGTCGTATCGCATTATGGAACGACGTCGTTAAATTATTCGAAGAATATCAAAGCGTACGAGCTATTAATGGCTTCGATCCTAAGGACGTAGAAATCCCGACAGAGGGCGAAGAAAAAGGTTCCGTAGTGATTAACTACAACATTAAGCCAACTGTTGCTATGGATAAATTGTACGCTACTTGTTATGTTAAATAAGGAGTTAAATAATGGCTGAAGTTCAAACTATGAACGCTAAAGACGTTGTATCCGCTAAAGAAGGTCGTGCTTTTATTACGATCGAAGGTAAACGATACAATTTCTTTAATATTAAAAATTTAAAAATCACTACCGATAAAGAAACTGAAAAGATCAATATCTTAGGTGAGCGAGTAGAACAAACTAAAAGTGTAGGCGCTAAAATTTCCGGTTCTATGACAGCATATAACGTTACTAATTACTTCGAAGAATATATGGATCGCTTTATCAATCACGGTAAAGACTTCTATTTCGATATCCAAGCAATTAATGAAGATGCTACGTCCGATACTGGCGCTCGCACTACTATTTATCGTAACTGCTGTATGACTAAGTATTCTGAAGTTGTATTCGATGTCGACGGTAAATATCTCGAACTCGATATGGACTTTATGGTAGGCGGCGTTAAACGCCCTCAACGATTTAAAGATCTTGACGGTATCCACGCCTAATTTAAAACACAATAAGAGGGCCTAATTAAGCCCTCTTCTATGATATAACGGAGATAAAAAACAATGTCAGATATTAAAAATATGTCTTTAAATGGCTTCTTTAAAAATAAAGCTAAACAGGTCGACGACGTACGTGTCGTGGTATCTGAACGCTTTACCGATAAAGAAGGTAAACCTTTAGAATGGGTATTACATCCTATTAGTACTAAATTAGTAGAAGAAATTACTAAGAAAAATACGGTTACTAAACTCGTAAACGGTAAAAAGATTAAAGAAACTAACGAAGAAAACCTTAATGCCGATCTATTAGAACACGTCGTATTATTTCCTCGTCTTAACGATGCAGAATTGCAAGATTCTTATGGCGTAACTAACGTTAACGATCTATTAGGTACAATGCTATATCCGGGCGAAACTCAAGAACTTATTAAAGCACTCGAAGACGTTATGTCCGGTAAAGCTAATACCGTATCCGAATTAAAAAACTAATTAAGGAGAACCCCGAGGCATATCTCTATCATCTGGCTCTCCAGTATTATCATATAACTCCGTTCGAGCTTAATTCGATGGACGAACAGGAGCGTAATTTTATATTTGCTTCTATATCGACTCGATTTGACGAACGGAAACAAATTCAAGAAGAACTTAAAAAACACAAGTCGGGAGTAGAATATGTCTATATTATCTAACACTATCAAACTTAACGACGGTGTTTCTCCTGTATTACAAAATATATCGCAAAATGCTAGCCGATCCTCTACGGCTATGTCGTCTTTCGCTCAGAAAGTTGGCGGCGTATCAGATAAAGCCACTAAAGCTACTGGTTCTCTTATGAACATTAAATCAGTATTCTTAGGAGCATTAGGAGCTAATATAGCCGCAGCAGCTATATCTAAAGTAGGCGATGCATTAGGTAGTGTATTAAGTATGGCTGAGGAATACGCTACTGTTAATGCACGATTAGGACTTATTGCGGGTTCACAAAATAACGTAATAGCGCTTAACCGAGAAATCTATGAGTCGGCTAGGCGTTCTCGTTCCGCTTATATGGATGTAGCCGAAACAGTAGCTTCATTATCTCAATCGGCTCATGATGCCTTCCCAGATCCTCGAGAAGTTGTATCATTTGCCGAAACGATTAATAAAGCTATGGCTATTGGCGGTACTAAAGGTCAAGCTAAAAAGAATGCTATGATCCAGTTAACGCAAGGTTTAGCATCTGGGCAATTACAGGGCGACGAATTTAGAAGTATCGCCGAAAACGCTCCGATAATCGAAAACATTATTGCGAAGACGATGGGCGTATCGAGGGGCGAACTTAAAAAATTAGCCTCCGAAGGCAAAATCACGGCCGAAGTCATTAAGAAGGCTATGACAGAAAATGCCGCCGAAATCGAGGAACAGTTTAGGAAACTACCTCATACGATGTCGGACTGGGTAACCGATATTCAGTCGGTAGCTCAATATGCATTTGCTCCATTATTCAACGTTATTAACGAGTTATCGAATAGCGAAGAATTTAGGCAATTTATAGATAGTATCGAAAATAACATACAGTATATAGCCCCTATTATTAAGAATGTAGCTAACGAAATATCGTATGCCTTTAAACAGATGCTTACGTTCGGTCAGAAGGCGTTTAGTTTCTTACAAGAACATAGCGGTATCGTAACGGTAGCTCTATACGCTATCGGTGCAGCTGCTGCTTATTCGGCTATTGTATTCGGTATCGATACGGCTGCTAAAATAGCTAATACTATAGCTAACTATGCGTTAGCGGCTTCTCAATGGAGCTTAAACGCTGCTATAGCGGCTAATCCTGTCGGACTTATAGCAATAGCTATTATAGCGGTAATAGGTGCTATTCACCTATTAGTAATGGCTTACGATGAAGTAACTGGTAGTACCTATACTACGGTCGGTGTAATTGCCGGTGTATTCGGCGGATTATTTGCGTTCCTATATAACGGAGTAGCGTATGCATGGAATATCTTCATTATATTCGCTAATTTCCTATTAACGGTATTCGATAATCCGGCTAAGGCTATTAAAAATCTATTTGGTAGTCTATGGAATAATATCGTTGAATTTACAGTAAGCGCTATTAATACGATACTCGATGTAATGCGTAAGGTACCGTTCCTTAAAAGCTTATTAGAAGGCGTAGGTCCGGCTGTAGCTGCTAATTTCCAGATGAAAGTCGACTCGGGTCCTTTAGACGACTATAAAATGGGTCCGATGAATGTTCTCGAGACGGCTAGTGCATGGCAAGACGCCGGAGACGGTGCTGTCGGTAAATTTAGTAGTATATGGGATTCTAAACAGCCAGATAATAACGCTACTTACGACGGTAAAGTCGATGCAGTAGCTAAGGCGGCCGGCGATACGGCTAAGAATTCTAAAAAGACGGCTAAAAATACCGAAAAGATGGCTAAGGCTATCGACTTAACTAAAGACGAAATCGATCGTTTACATCAAGGTATTATGAACGACGCTATCAAACAATGGTCTAATAGAACTATTCATATGAACATTACTAATAATAACAATATTGATAGTAGTGTAAATTCTGGGGAGTTCATAACGGACTTTCATAACGGTTTACTTAGCGCACTCGAACGCAATACCGGGGAGGCTCTATAATGTATTATTTCTATTTAAACGATACACAATTACCGATACCTCCTAAGGCTCTTACGATTAACTATTCCAATAAAAACGAGACTCTCGATCTATTAAACGTCGGTGAAGTAACTATACCGAAGCCGATGGGATTAACGAATTATAGCTTCGAGATTTTACTTCCTAATAGTAAGTATCCTTTTAACCAGTCTATACTACATAAGCACGAAAAGGCCGAGTATTATATGACGAGAATCCTTAAGATGAAGCGAGATCGTAAACCTATTCATTTTATCGTCGTAAGAATGAAACCTAACGGCGAAATGATTAGCATGTTAAATCAACGTGTTACGGTCGAGGATTTAGTACATAAAGAGGATACCGATTACGGCTTTGATGCTCATTTAGAGATTAGCTTAAAGGAATGGCGTGATTACGGTACGAAGAAGATGGTTATCGACAATGAGAAAGACGGTACGTTAACCGCTCATATCGATAATAATCGTCCGTCCGATAAGATCCCCGAGAAGGAAGTTAAAGCCGGTCCTAAGGCTACGTTATTACGAGCCGTAAAAGAACAGTTCGGAAACACTAATAATCTATTTAGAATAGCCGCCCTTAATAAGATCACGGTACCGTGTTATTTAGAAGGCGGTCAAGTTATCAATATGTATAAACAAGGTAAGGTCGACGATATATGGAAGAACTTAATTCAGTAGAAATAACCAATGCGCCGCTCAACCTCTCTTATGAACTCACCGTTCGTAATCAGAAAGATATGCTATTGATAGAGCCTCAAGACGGGATTACCCTAGATCGTAGTCCCGATCTTGCTCCGGCTAAATTAACGTTTAATGTATTAAAAGATCCTTTACTCGATATCCAAGAAGGCGATCTAGTTAATTTTAAAGTTAACGGCGAACTTATATTCGTAGGATATATCTTCGAGAAGAGCCGTTCTAAGAATAATATCATTCAAGTAACGTGTTACGATCAATGTCGTTACTTAAAGTCGGAAGGATATTATATCTTTAACGGCGAGAAATCGGCATCTGAATTAATTATAGCTCTTTCTAAAGACCTCGGTATTAAGCTCGGCGAAATAGCTCCGACAGAATATAAGATATCTCGTGTATTCGACGGTAAATCGTATCAAGATATCTTATTAACGATGTTAAAGTTAACGTCGATTAATTCGCCTAAAATACCAGTTAAAGCCTTAAATGCTAAAAAGACTAAAACCTTAAATCCCGATAAATATCGAGGCGGTTATAGCGGCTTAGATAACGTGCGAATGGATAAAGATAGCCATGCGGAACGTACACTTAACCCAGAGAAAGCCGATCATACATTCGACGAGATTAGTACCGATGTTAAACGTAAACCTATTTACGTAGCTTACGACGATAATGGCTTATTAACCGTTAAAGAGCTTAACGATATGGTAACCGACATATTAATCGATGCTAGTCAAGTCGAGGATTACGAATATATATCTTCTATCGACAGAAATACTTTTACTCAAATCTTAGTCGTTAGGGAAGCTAAAACCGGTAACGATAAGCATAAAGAAGCGTATCGTACAGGTGCAGCTTACGCCTTAGAACAGACTAAGCGCTGGGGTGTATTACAAAAGGTATATAAACCAGACGAGAAGGATATTAACGCTATCGAGAAAGCTAAAGTTATGCTCGATAATTTAGCCAGAAAAACGCATACGTTACGTTTAAAAGGTTGTTTAGGGCGCACTATAATCCGTCCGGGTTCTGGTATATGGCTTAATTTCGATATCGGCGATCAAATCCTTAACGAATTAGTCTACGTTCAAGCCGTAACTCATAATTTTAGTAATAATAAGCATACGATGGATCTCGATATTATTTATTTCGATAAACAAGATCCTATTATTACTACTGAAGATAGAGGCGACGAAGAGATTAGAAAAAGACTTATTAATAGTAAGAAAGGTAAATCTGGGAAAGGTGGTACAACGAGCGTGAATAAAGGATCAGCTAGTGTGAGCGCCGTTCAAACTGGCTTAACTTCCATCGAAGGTACTTCTTCTCCATATAGTACAGAAGGCTGTGTCGATCGAGCTACGTTAGCCGGCAGTTACTATAATACCGATTTATATGATGCCAGAGCTAAAGGTATTGTCAATACCGACGATTTAGAAGCGCATCTTAATAATCGGGGTTATAGTAGCGATGCTTATACAGGTTCCGCTAATGCCGGCGACTTATTATTCTACGGCGATAATAACCATGTCGTAGTAAGTGATGGTATGGGCGGCTGCTACGGTAATAGCTCCGATAAAGGCTACGTTATCCACTATCCAGACGTTAATTATGCCTTTAGAAATGGCGAAGCTCCTAATAAGATTATTAGAACGGGTGTCTAACTATGCAAAATGACTATAATATGATAGCTAATCTTATCAAAAATATGGCTGTTAATGCTGTCGATGCTACTGTACCGGTCGCTATTCTTACGGGAAAAGTTATCTCCGAAGCTCCTCTACAGATAGCTCTCGATTCTAAGATGATTATTCCGGAGGAGCGTATTAAATTAACGAAGAATACGAGCGACTGGACCGCAGAAATTAGCGTCGATCATATCACGGAAAATAGGTCCGGTGGTGGTGGCTATGCCTTATTTGAAAGCCATAATCACGAATACAAAGGGCGTAAGAAGTTCTTGATCCACAACGCTTTAAAAGTAGGCGATGAAGTATGGCTAATTCGTGAGACTGGCGGTCAACGTTTTATCGCTATGGATCGAGTTTATAATCCAAACACGGGGTGTACGACTAAATAATGTTAACTCCTAATTCAATACATAACCAAATCGACGCTAATACCGTCGTCAATTATCAGACTTCGAATACATTCAGAGTACGCTACGAGGACGATTATAAACTTCTCGGAATGTGCGACGATATCGAAGCTATGAAACAAGCTATTTTTAAAATTATTAATACGGAGCGCTATAAATATTTGATTTACGACTGGAATTACGGTATCGAACTTAACGATCTTATCGGTAAGCCTATCCCTTATGTATATGCCGAGATTGAGCGACGCATTAAGGAAGCTTTACTTGCCGATAATAGGATTAAGGAAATTACCGACTTCAGATTCTCAAATAATGGCGGCGATGTACTATGTTTATTCACCGCTAATACTATTTATGGTGAGATTAATAATATATCGAGAGAGGTAACGGCTTATGTACGAAACTAAAACTTACGAAAATATATTGTCCGATGCCCTCTATCGGGTAGGAACTAAATATGATAAACGACAAGGGTCTATTATTTACGATGCTGTAGCTCCTTTTGCATTTGAAGCTACTGAATTATATTTAATGGCTCAAGTTATTATCAAACAAACGTTCGCTCAAACAGCCGATCGTGATTTTCTTAAATTACGTGCTGCTGAATATAATATATATCCTCGAGAAGCTACGTATGCCGAAGTTAAAGGCGTATTCTCGAGTGCGGTCGATATCGGTACTCGGTTTAACTACGAAGACTTAAACTTCAGAGTTATCGGTGTAATCGACTTAAATAAAAATGAATTCAAATTAGTATGCGAAACAGCCGGAGCTAAAGGTAATTACTGTATCGGTAGAATTACTCCGATCGAGACTGTACCGGGATTACAGACAGCCGAGATTAAAGAAGTACTCGTACCGGGTCAAGACGAAGAAGAAACCGAAATCTTTAGAGCTAGATACATACAAGCTTTAAAATCTAAGGCTTATGGCGGTAATGGGGCCGACTATAAAGAAAAAGTATTAAGTATTGCCGGTACTGGTGGTTCTAAGATATATCGCTGTTGGAATGGTGGCGGTACGGTTAAAGTCGTATTAATTAATAATGAGTTTAATAGGGCATCAGCAGAGCTCGTTAAAGAAGTTCAAGTAGCTCTCGATCCTTTAGACGTGGATAAACGAGGTAAGGGCTATGGACTCGCTCCGATCGGTCATACTGTAACGGTAGAAGCTGCTGAAGAAGTCGTTATTAATTATGAAGTACCGGTAACTATGACGGCCGGCCATACAACTAACGAAATTAAGGACGAGCTTGCTAAGAAAATTAAGGAAAAATTACTTCTAAGACGTAAAGAATGGACGACTCAAGAAGAAAATCAATTCGTTACGGTACGTAGCTCCATTATTACTTCTTTAGCCGTCGATCTCGATAACGTAATCGATGTAGGTGATATCAAAATTAACGGTAAAGCTATTAAGCGTTTAGATTTAAAGCCTAATCAAATTCCGGTATTCGGCACGTTAACACTAACGAAGGGATAATCTTATGAACTTCGATAAATATAGACGCATCATCGACTTATCTGAATTCTCCGTTCCGGTATCGGGTAACGTCGAAGAAATACAAGAGATATATCGCAGCGAAAGCGTCGAAATGCAAGCCTTATGGAATACGATGGTCGATATCTTTAGGGAACAATATATCATGACGGCCGAAAGTTTCGGTTTAGAGAAATGGGAAGCCATTCTCGATATTATTCCGGCTCCAGACGATACAATCGACGATCGGCGCTTTAATATTCTACTAGAATTAGCCGGTCAGCGCCCTTATACCGAGCTTAAACTACGTGAATTGCTAGACGGTATATGCGGTAAAGGTAACTATCAGATCGAGCAAGATTATAAGAACTATAACGTACATTTTAAAGTGTCGTTAGGCGTTAAAAGACAGCGTAACGCCGTAGCTAATCTATTAAAGGATATTATTCCGATGAACCTAATCTACGACGTCGATTTATTGTATAACCGTCATATCGATTTGAGCCGCTATACCCATAAAGAGCTAGCTCAATTTACTCACTTCGCATTAAATCAGGAGGTCTTACCTAAGTAATGGCTACTTATACTAAGAATATTAAATTATTAAAGCCAGCTGAAACGGAGAAATACGACGTAAACCTCCGTAACGAAAACTGGGATAAAATTGATAAAGCTATTGGCGATACTAGCGATTTAGTTAAAAAGCATAAAGAAGCTAACCCTATCGATCATCCAGACGGTAGTGTTACGACTCCTAAGCTTCGTGATAAATCCGTTACTCTACCTAAATTAGCCGACGACGTTACGGCGTTATTACAAAGAACGTACGTTAAGAAAACCGGCGATACTATGACGGGTAATCTCGAATTTAATAACGGTATCGGTGTTATGTTTAATAATGCTAATAATACTGTTAAGACTAAAATTCGAGTAGCTCCTAACGGTAATTTCGATATCGGTGTAGTAGAGTCTAATACTGAATATGGCGCTACCGATACATTAAATTTAATTAGTATTAATAAGCCTAAGTGGTATAACAATAAAATTGGTGGTAAACCTTTAGCTACTGAAGAAGATGTTAATAGAGAGTGTTCTAAGCGAGTGAATAAAACAGGCGACTCTATGTCCGGCGATTTAATCCTCGAAAATAATAGCGCTCTTAAACTTAGACAAGCTAATACTAATAAGTATCATGTAATCGCTAGCGATAATGGAACCTTCGAGTTAGGTAGTCGATCCGATACTCAAAAAGTTAAGGTTAATAGTATTAATCGCCCCGAATGGATTAGCGGCGAAACTGTTAAACAATTCGCTATGTTAGGCGATTTTAGCATTACGACAGGCACTATCGATAACGATCAATATTTGCCGGTTCCTCAAGGCTTTGACGAAAACGAATGTAACTGGTTTATTAGTCCGAACAATTTAAATAAAGACAATAATAAACTTAGCCTATATCAACTACATACATTAACTCAAACTCCTGTATGCCGTCGTGAAGGTCGTAAAGTTATTGTCGGTACTTATATCGATAGACATTCTTCTAATACTGACGGTCCTCGATATAATTCTTTCTTCCCGGGTACTGCTAACTATATGTGTATTGCATTTAAACGAGGCTAATCATGAATACGATTAAAAAACAAGCTGAAGTATTACATACTGGCGACGATTGGAACCGTGTATACCTTGTTAAGGGCGATATCGATTTTAATAATGTAAAAGCTATCTGTAAAGTACGTGATGAACACGATAATTTACTAATCGAAGCTAATTGCATAGTAGAAGATAATAAAATCTACGTAAGTATTCCTTCTAGTAAGTCGATTAGTTTATCTCGTACGATCGACAAAGGTTACTACGATGTATTTATTACGAATGGTAGTTACTATCATAAAATCGTAATGGGTAGTATTAAGTTTTATCATAATATTTCTTTACATTAATGGGGGTTCATAATGGAAACAGTAAATAATATCCCCAACGCAATAATAACAGAGGTCGAGCTCGTTCCTTCCTTATCCACTACTATCAGTATTCCGGGTCCTCGAGGTAATGATGGTAAGCCGGGTCTAACTGGCCCTAAAGGCGATCCGGGTCCTAAAGGAGATCCCGGTCCTAAGGGCGATCCTTTTACATTCGAAGACTTTACTCAAGAGCAGCTAAATGCTCTTAAAGTTAAGGGCGATAAGGGAGATCCGGGTCCTAAAGGAGAACCGGGCATTCAAGGACCTCCGGGGCCGGCTCCCGATACCTCGGCTTTTATTATTAAAAACGATTTACAATTAATTATCGATGAATTAAAGAAACTTAACGGAGGTAACTAATAATGAACCAAGTTACGATCGATTTAATGGCTGAATTAAACAAATTCGGCGGTCATATCACTCAAATTAGAGACGCTATTCAATCTAAAGGCGTAAATTCCGAAGGTAAATTGTTTAAATTTGCCGAAGAAATCAATAACATTGAACCCGCTAGTACATATGCATATGTATTAGATGCAGTTAAGCGTGCTAATAGTAAAGGCTATTCTGATAGTGAAGTAGTAGATACTCTTAATAATCTACAAGATAAAAATCAACCACCTAAGCCCGAGCCGCAACCAGAGCCTAATTTTGACGCTGCTACAGCTACAGAAATTCCGGCAAGACAATTTTATAATCGTAGCGACTTAGAAGGAGAGTTAAATTGTCCTAATGTAGTTAAAGTAGGTTCTGAAGCGTTTAGTTGGTGTTATTATAACATTGTGAAATTACCAAAGGCTACTGATATTGATATTGACGCTTTCAACGGTTCTGAAATTAAAGTATTAGAAATTCCTTCTTTTGTTTGGAAAGATAATAACTTAAATCTTCGAGATAAGTTCTTTAATAGATACGGTCCTAACAAAATTATTGTAGCCGATGAGTCTGTACCACCTAGTGATATTAGTTTTAATAATGTAAGTTTAGAAGTTTATAATCACGACTCCACTAAAAAATGGGATATCTATAGTAACGTGTGGAAAGCTGTTTAATACTTTGGGGGAGTAAATAATGAATGAGTTAATACACTTTACGAATTAAAATAAGGAAAGCCTAATGAATATTTTAGAAATTATTGGTATATCATTAACCGGTTTAGGCCTCCTCGGTGGCTTTATTAAATTTATGCATGACTTTGAAAATGATCAAGCTGAACGTAAAGCCTTTGAAGGTAAAATTATGGCTATTCTCGATAAATTAGAAGCTCAAAATAATGAGCTTTTAAGACAAGTCGAGGCCTCTAAGGAAGATAGAAGAACCCTCGATAAACGTATCGGTATCGTAGAAGAATCTATTAAATTAAGTCATAATCGTATAGATGATTTAAGTATTAAATTAGATAAATTACGAGAAAAAATTAAATAGTGTTCATAAGGGGAGTGTTTAAGCGCTCCCCCATGAGGCTTTACATGGATTATAAAACTAAAATATTTAACTCTCTAAAAAATACCTATCAGAGTATTCGAGTCGCTAATATTCATCCTAACGGTGTTTTAGCCGTTCGAGCCTTCATATTGCTAATGTTCGTAGTCATTATTCTAATTATCGTACAATTCGTTATGTCTTTTATTAAGGGCGACGTATCTCCAGAAGATAGCCGTATTATCGATATCGGTATTAAGATTATCGATCATACATACGCTGTACCCGGAGTATTGGCTACGGTTATAGGCTTATTAATGTTATGGCTCGATCGGAATCATAACGGTATCCCCGATAAATTAGAGGAGGATAATTCTAAGAATGAGAATATTTATAAACCCGGGCCACGATCAGACATATGACTGTGGCGCCGTTAACAATAATTACGGTATTAACGAAGCAGCTATCGCTTATGATATCGGTAATAAGGTAGCTTATTATCTTAATCAAGTAGGTTACGAAACACAAGTCATGCAGTCCGATAACTTATACTATGACTCTCCGTATGCAGATAGACCATATCCAGTATGTCAAGCTGCTAACGATTGGGAAGCCGATATCTTCGTATCTATTCATTGTAACGCTTTTAATACGGTGGCTAACGGTACAGAGACTATCGTATATCGTTATGGTAGCGACTCTACTACGTTAGCTACTTATATTCAAGATCAAATCGTTAATAGTTTAGGTACTACTGATCGAGGTATTAAAGAAATGCCGGGTCTTATTGTATTAAAGCATACTGATATGACAGCTGTATTAGTCGAAACTGCTTTTATCGATAATGATAGCGATGCTTTATTATTAATTAATAATACTGACGATTTTGCTAGAGCTATTGCTCGAGGTATTAGTGATTATGTGGTTCATAAATAA